GGCATTTGACGGTCGAGAAGGGCGGTGTAATAATCGTCTTGACTAACCCTCATGTTGACGCGACCGAAATGCTTGAGAAAGATGCGAACAGGGTCGGCGACCCACGTGTTTTCGATCCAGAATCTTCCTGCGTGGTAGGTCGGGGTACCTTGCTCGGGCTGGGTGAAGGTGACGTTCAGAGTCTTGAGGAGCTTCGGGTATATGACAGATTGCTCGGCAATAAGAGACGTGGTTATATCATCGCCCTTGACGATGACTATATCGGCGTAACGAATGGCAGGTTTAGCGACAGAGAGCGTCGAAGAGCCTTGTACGATGTTGGCAGGTAAAGTAAAAGGATCACCGGAGTCGAGGTTGAGGGATTTAAAGAGAGAGTAGAGAGATGGTTGAAGTGATTTAACCTTCGTGCAAAGACGCATAGAAAGGTATAACTGCGCGATCTCAGGCCTAACACCGAGGAAAACCATTAACATGGTGAACATTAACACATGGGGCAGCGTATGAGATGAGTCCTGCCTGGTGATATCATATTGCTCGTTTCCCTCGGCAAAAGGATCACCACACAAAACATCATTAGTCAACTTGGTAAGTTCGGCATCACTAAGACCCATGTCGAAAATCACTCCTTTCCTGGCGGAGCGAGTGAGGTTGGCACAGAAAAGGCGACTTGATTCACCCATGACCTCGTTGTAAGATGGTGAACCGGCTATGATCGACTGCCCGTAACCAACTTCATTGGAGAAGTGCGCTTTGGGTTTGACCTTGAGTTGATCCTTGAGGAAACCGGAAAAGCCGACAGAAGCAGCAGATTCACCAAAAGCCTCAGTAGTATGAAGCCGTGAAACGAAGCCTGTGGTTCTCGAGTGAAACCAAGAAAAGCACAGATCATCGGCCAATCGAGTTGTGATTTCGTCACTTAAGTAAGCGGTGACGAAAGATTCCATCAACTGAGTAGCTTTGTGGATCACTTCAGGTGTCATCAGAGTGGCCTTCGTGGGTTCGGCGAGTTGTCTCAGGCACACATTGCGGAGGTCATGGAAAGTGTGCGAAGACGATTGGAC